GCTCTTCAATAGGCCTATCTGGTGGAGACTGCCTAGATAGATACTTTAAGCCTGTATCAGAAACCTTGGACATATCGCCAGCAGCGATAGCCTCTAGGTCTGCATCAGATAGCTTGCTTAGATCCATCACTTACCCTTTCGCCTACGCTCAAGCTCGGCTCTTGCAGCAGCACCAAGATCGCCACTCGTTGTTTGCGTTTGGAATGGTTTGGGCATCTGCCCGATCATCGTGTCAATTGTTTTGTTACGCCCATAATCTTGTTCAAAAGCGTTTTTGGTAGCCATTAAGGAATCAGCAATGAAACGATCAAGTTCAAGCAATTGATTCCTAAATTGAGCATAGGTTTGGGCCTGAGAAAGGCTAGCCACTAAGTTTTCAAACCTAGCGCCCTCACGTTCAGTCACCGCGCCAACAGCGGCTCCGGTAGGCGATGCTTGACGCATTTCATTAAGGTTTGCAACAAAGCTACGGTTTTTCAGCTTGTCGATAATGGCTTTTGCGTTAGCCGCTTCAGTACCAGGTACGGCAGAGATAAGCTCACCACCAAAGCCGGTTGCTGCCCTTGTGCCAGCCTCGTTGTTTAGTAAAGCCCGAATATCGTTTTGAGTATCACGAAAGGTGCGAAGCATCGAGGTTGTCGCACTAAAGACTTGGGGTTGTTTGGACTTGAACTCGTTTCTTATTTTTAAGGGAATGGCAGGATTAACAACCGTTGGATTTTCTGGTGTTGACTGTGTATACGAAGGCTCTCCAGATACCGGAGCGGCAAGAGCTTGCGGTTGAGTTGGTTGTGTTGTCGGTTGTGCTGCCGGAGCCATTGCTTGTTGAGCGGAAGCTGGAGCGGCAACTGGCGCAGCGGGTTGTACGGCAGGCTGTGCGCGAGATTGCGCCACTGGAGCCAACGCAGGCCTTGCTTGAGGAACTGGGCCAGACAGACCTGTTTCTGCTTGCAGCCGTAAATTATTTTGCGCTGCGTTTGCGGCATCAACAGGGTTTGCTAATTGCGAATAATTAAACGCCTCTGCAAGTTGTTCAGGACTTAGGGCGGATTCTTCAACACCAGGGAAGCGAACCGCAACATAAACTTTTCCAATGTCATTTAATCCTGTTTTTGTTCCTGTTTTGTGTTCAACAACTTTCTGTCCTGTTTGCGGGTTCAATCCCAAAACTTTTCCATCAGAAGCCTGGAAAACAAGTCTTTGTGGGCCTTCATAAACAACCTGTGGCTTCTGGCCTGGGGTAATAGCAACAATTTGATCGCCTACTTTTTCATACTTAGGCGCATTGATACCAACTTCTGTTTCTGCTGCCTTGATTAGATCTGCGTACTGCTTTGGATCTAAAACACCGCGAAGTGTTGCTGCAACTTTTGGATTGATTGCTCGCGTAACCTGCCCAGGCATACGAGCTTCTGGCATAACATTGCCTTCCTCATCCATTGGAACTGGAAGCGGAATTTGAGCGCCTTGAGTTTCAGTCGTTTGAACAAGCAAAGGAAGTTGCTGTCTAGCGGTTTCCATTGCCTTTTGTTTTCTTGCCATCTCGCCAAACTGCAATCCCATCATCCTGTCCTGCACCGCTTGCTGCATAGCACCACGGTAGGCTTGCTGGCCTGCCATCAGACCTTGGCCGATGATCTGACCGATATTCTGTTTCTGCGCTGACGGTCCAGAAGCCATGAGCAACCCGATACCAGCGCCTAACAAGCCTTGGTTCTGCGCCTCTCTGCGAAGCCTCTCAGCGTCCTCTGCCCCCATGAGTTGCCCCATGTAAGAGGGTTGGCTTCCAAACAATCGAGCTAAGTATTCTTCCATCACATCCTCACAGCAAAGATATACGCTTGCGCTGTACGGGTTGAGCCATCAAGGAGCCAAAGTCTGCTACCTGTACCTGCTGGCCTCGCTTTATGCCTGGTGGAGGTGGAGCCTGTGGAGCAGACTGTTGCATGAGACTTAATCCCTGCATGCCCATCCTCGCGGTCGTAGGCGTTCCAGACGAAAACAAAGCCTTGGCTAACGAACCGCCAGCACCGGCAGATGTTGCAGACTGACCCGTTGCCATTAACCCAGGTAGACCAAACTCACCTGTTTGCGCTGCGAGCATAGCCGCTTGTTGAGAGCCCATCGTCATACCAGGCAGGGAGCCATAAGCTGCCGACAAGAACGGATTAGCCGCTCCTGTTGCTGCTGCCGCTGTTTGTGCCGCACTAGCCGCTGCCGCCGCTTCTGCTGCTGTTGCGGCCGCTGCCGCTGCCGCTGCGCCCTCAGCCGCTGTTGCCGCTCCAATAACCTCAGCCGCAATAATTGGCTCAGCGCCGCTCATGCTAACAATGCCTTTCCTGCGAGGGCTGTGCCTAAGATGCCAGCAAGCGGGTTGGAGTAACTAGGCTGTACGGTCTGCATACCCTGTGGAGCGCCGTACGATGACGATAAGAAGGATTGCAGCGCAGCGTAGGGAGCCTGTTGTTGGTAGTTAAACCTCTGGATTGCGTCTTGCAGGGCTGCTTGTTGGTAGCCCTCTGCCGCCTGTCCGACTTGTGCAAGTTGGGCGATGTCTGTGTAGTCCTGAGCAGCCAAACCTGGAGCAGCACCAATCGCCGCTTGTTGTCTCGCTCTCTCGGCCTCGTAAAGGTCAAGACCCATGCCCAAAGCCTGCTGTTGCCTTCCACGTTCAGCCTCGTAGCCGGAATAACCTAGCTGCGCCGCTTGATTAGCAAGAGCGTTAGCAAGAGCACCCTGAGCCCTTTGCTCTTGGGACATAAGCGCTTCGTTGGTTCCGTACCTTCCCGCAGCAGACGCTCTTGATCTCATCTGGTTAATTGCGTCCTGATAGGACGTACTTGCTGCCTGGAAGCCTGGTTGCAAAGCAGCCGTGTAGTAGGGGTTCTGTCCTAAATAACCACCTGCAATCGTGTTCGCAAGCGTTGGAGACGTTGCAGAGCCTAGCGTTTCAGCACGAGATCCGCCTAATGTCGTTGCAAGCTGTTGTTGCGCCATAGGTACAAGCGGATTGCCCTGCATAGCCCTAGACTGCATGGCCGACAGAGCAGATTGCGTCTGCTGAGACGGTCCTATGTACGTCTGGCCTGTAAAGTATTCGGGAGCGCCAGCCTGGTAGAGACGTTGAGCCTCGCTTAATCCGTATTGAACATACGGACGCATCGTGGGATCAAGTTCTGTCCTGGTTACTGTGTTTGTTGAACCGCCAGCCATATCAAACCTCTCTCACCCATTTCCTGGGTCTAAAACCTAACGCCTTAGCTTTTTTATCCCAACCTTTACGCCAAGAATCAAAGCTGATAGTTTTCGCGCCACCATCTCTCGCAATGCGGAGAACATGATCCATGCCTGCATCAAAATCTCCCTTGCCATAAGCAACCCAAACATGCAAATTATCGCCCATAGGCTGCAAAACAACAAAGCCAACAACAGTGTTGTCCTCAACAAAAGCCCAAAGCATTGATCGCTGGTTAAAGCAGTCAGAATAGATGTCCTCCGGTATCCACGCTTCGGGACTCTTCTTGAGAACAACCTCAAGCCCTGGCTTGATGTACTGCCAGACCTTTCTGAGTTCATCTGGCTTGATATATTGCACATTCATCCGACCACCACATAGCCGTAAGTTTTGTCAGAGGTTGCATTTGGAAAATGCGTAATCGTCGCGGACCCGTTCGTAACCGAAGAGATGTAAACCCCGCCGTTAGAAAACCCGCCCACAAATTGCATCGTGGCAATCACCGAAGGAGTCGCAGGTCGCGTAGGACTCGTCTGAGTAGCGATGTGCTCGATGATGACCAGCGTTGAACTTGTCGCCCACATTAACTCGATGTAGTCGTTAGCAGCCAGGTCTATAAATAGATTGAGCGCAGCAATAACATGACCCTTGACCGACCCATGCTTTGAGTCGATAGAAAACTTAGAGTTGCTGTCGGCAATGTCAGTGCCGTTCTTCCTGACCCAGATGTCTACGTCTTGGATCTGCGAGTCATCGTTTGCCAACTGGACAGAGAATTGGAAGTTGTATTTACCAGCCGCCCTTACATTGATCCTCGATGAGTTCGACAGGTAGACGTTATTAGACAGGTCGGTATTGGAAAACGTGATTGCATAAGCCGTTGTTGTGCTTGCGGCAGATTGGTCGTTAACGTCGAAAAACGAGCCGTAGGGGATCGAATCAGCGTAAGCGGCAGCAGAGTAAGGGACAAGGATGATCTTGCTTTCTACCCCTATCCTAGCGTCTGTAATCGTGGTTGTAGTCGCGTTTCCTGTGTTGAGCGTCACCGTTCCCGTGTTGTTGGTCTTGCCGTCCATGATGCCGCGAACAATCTCGGCAACAGCGCGTTGATCGCCACCAAACGGAGGCAGCGTACGGAAGATCATCTCAAGCCCTGCGGGACAATCGTGACATCCAGACCTACAGCAGATGACCAGACACCGGAAGGAATGGTTTTAAGTCGATGATAGGTTCCGGCAGACCTCAAGCCAATCCGATTATCGTCATTAGCCGAGTAGGTCGAGCCGGTAAAGTCGGTCTGTTGGTTGAGTCTGCGCCTTGAGTTGATCTGAACCGAGCAAGAACCGCCATCAATAACCGGCCTAACCAAGGTAATAACGCTTGGCGTGTCGTTGAGCGAGAGATCAGGTGTGACGATGTTGGCTGTCAGGTTGGAGCCCGAAAAGGCAACGATCTTGGTCCCTAGCGTACCCGTCAGGAGGGTGGATGTAACCGTATACCCAAAGGAATCAAGGCTTGCAGGGAGCGTCTCAAGGCTTCCGTAAGCATCCAGTTGCTCTAAGGTAAGGCCAGACGATGAGGTAGTCGTGATCGCGGTAGATGATGCTATTGTGTCTACATTCACCTCACCGTAAGACCATTTATTGAGGTTGAAATTGTAGATTAAGACAAAAGTTGACTGATCGACCGTCTTAAACGCCCAAATCACGAGGTTCTTAAGCGGGTCTACCGCAGCCGACATCGAGGAAAGTTGCGATATGTCGACGTTATTGAAGAACCATCTGTCCACCTTCTCGACAGAAATGGACTCGACCGCTTGACCATTACACCTGTAAAACCCGTCATCAGACAAAAAGAACGACATCCCTGCGTACTGAATGATCGAGTTGGGCTCCATGCACCCTAAACCCCTAGAGATCGTGTCGAATTGGAATACAAGAGGGCTTCCAACGTACGACATCCTGACCACAGCACGATCCATGAACACAATGCCGTACTCGCCTCCGGTCAATCCCTTGACATGACCACCGTCTGGGATGTCCTGATAGTCCGCTTGGGTCGTTGCGGCAGGAGTCCAGCTTGTCTCGTCGCCTAAAGCGCACCATTCAACACGATTAGGGTAGACCGTTGAGCCATTATTAAATCCAGCGACAACAAAGTCCCTCACGGTCGTTACATACCGAGACTTAGGAGCAGCGGCACCAAGGTCCGCAAACAAGGTCGATGTTCCCATGAGGTAGCCCTGGAGTCTGTCGCCTCCATTAGCCGCAATCACTCGGTTGCCAAACTGCGTAAATCGCCACTTCTGATCTGATGGGGTTGTATACCCACCGGACTTAGAAACATCAGATAGATTCAGGTTCGTGCCTAGCTTAAAGAGCTTTGTCTCGCCACCCGCAAAGACCGTGACCGCTTCGTCAGGAGCCGCCGCAGCAACCACCGAATTAAGCGACTCTGAAGCCGCATTGCTCCATTCACTAGGCGAAGGTAGAGGACCATATCCAACCTGCTGAGGGATGACGTTCTTAGCGTCCACAAGGGCTCCAGCAACACCTGGCTGATCTGGGAGCCACTCGCCGAAGTTCACTCTCATCGTTTGGTTACCATCATCGTGAGAGGAACGCCCGAATACTGAGACTCTTCGTCAGACCTCGTGAGAGACGCAACCGCACGATCATACAAAGCACCCCAGGTCTGCAACCGAGGATCGTTCATAAGATAGGGTTCAGCCTCGCCTAACGCTCCATACAAGACAGCGTCAGGACAATTGGCTAGAAAGACGTTCGATGTGTTGGAAGTCGAGAGAAAGTCAGGTGCGGCGTAGTACAAAATCTTAATCGTGTAATTGCTGTCAGGAATCGGCGCAAACTGAATTGTCGAGCCGAGGATCGTGTAGAAAGCCGGTACACCACTCTCGTTCGTCCTGCCATTTCTGATGAACGTACTTGGCGTTGAGTATGTGATCGGGAAGTCGGGATCAGAATCAACGTACACATCCCTTGCTTGCAGGAAGTCGCTAGGGAGGCTAATCGTAGCGACCCCACCGGTTGCCGCTGTCGATGTTTGTGTAAGCATCTGCCGCAGGCGTAAATCTCGACGAAGCCGTATTTCGGCAAGCTGGATGAAGTCTGGGATCGCGGCAGTAAGATCATCTCGTGAGAGATAATTAGCTATCGTCGTTTGCAGTGCGCTGTAAGTGTTTAGGGCCATATTCGACATCGCTCCATCGATATTCGTGCGTCCC